GTCATATGATTTCCTATTAGTTAAGTTAACAGCAAGGGTTACTTGCCGAGTGCGAAGATGCACTCACGAGAACATAGACTTGAAGACCATCTATGCTCAAGTGGCTGCACCCTAGGCTTAGCATCCGACCAGTCTGCCCAGTCGGCTAGGATGTTGTCACCGTCGTGACCAGCTACACGCTAAGACCAGCTAAGTCTTATTGTGATTCGTTGCGGTGCAGCATGTTATGCAATCGCACCACACGCACCGGGTTATTCTCGTTGTACAGCACCCACACATCAGCCGATGCCACGTAGTGTGGGCGTCCTTTGGAAAACACCAGCTCACCTCCCTCAATAGCAGCCAAGGCTTGATCGTATGAATCAAATTTGTGTGGGTACGACACGTCCTTGACCTTAGTCGCAACCGTCCCTTCTTGGAGATTTTCCACAAAGATTGTAGTACCCTCGCCGTTAGCGTAGGTCACAACAGCCAGTGGGTACAACTCCCCAACACTGTGCGGTTGCAGGCCACCAGCGATAGCTGCTGCCTTAGGTTCGACATACAGGGTAAGCTCGCTACGATTAACAAGGTAACCCTTGCTGGTGTCACGGTCAAACAAGACTCGGACATAGCTTTCTGTATCCATTACGGTACCAACCCAGCCCTCGCCATAGCACTCGTCCCCAAGCCAGCCAGTAACAACAACGCGGTCACCAATTCTCATGTCAATCTCCTTACAGTACAAAATAGTCAAGGTTAAAGGTGCCCCACTTGTCAGCATGTGGGCCGAAGAGTACACCTTCGTCAGTTGCATGGCACAGGATAGCGCAGCAGTCTTGCTCCATTGCTATCAACAGGTCATACAAAGCCCAGTCAAACTTCTCAGGTTCGTACAGGGCGCTGACCACAAGCACTGGCTCACCGCCGTACACATGGCGAGGCACAATCACTTGTTTGACTTGCCGCACCTGCATGAAGTTTGGCATGAGTCGCCCAGCCATAGTCTGACGAGAGGCTAACGTCTGCCGAGTCTGGGATGCAGGCATCAGGAATGTAGGGCATGATAGCCCAATGTTTAACGTCACAAGTCTAGCGGCCATACCGATTGTTCCCCATGTTTCGTGTCACCCATTCACGGACATACGCCGCCAAGGCCACAGGCGGGCTCAGGCGGGCTTGAATTGCCTCGTCCAAGGCTACCCCTGCTTCGACCACTTTGCGCGGCGCTGAGAGCCTTCTGAGGTCGTTTGCGATGCTCATGGACAACCCCGCAGACTGGAAGCCAGCACGATCATCATGAACAGATACACAAGCCAATCTCCAGAGGGCTTGCGATGCGGGTTGTAACGCCAACCCATGCTAAAGATTCGCATAGATACTCCTAATGTGCAAAAGCGCACTCCTAGTCCCCACACGTATTAACACAGCAAGCTGTGAGCTAAGGCCCGTTCGTGAGGCTAAGGAGAGCGTTCTCAAGTAATCCACGTTAGTGGATAGTGTGCGTCAACTCAATGTCAACCGCATTCATTTTGCTGTAGTAATGCCAGCAGCACGGGTCAGTGATGACAACACAGCGAGTACAGCACAGCATGACGTTGCCTGTATGGCAATCATTCATCAGGTCATAGTTGTCAGCACGATCAAAGCCCTCAAACTGTTCCATGTACTTACGGAAGCGCATGCACACTTCGTTAAAGTCTGGGTGGTCCTTCACACTAAATCCGGCATACTCGCTTTTATCTGTGCCCTCTTCCCACCAGTCAGTAGGCACAACCCTTACATACTCAGGCATGATGGCCATGTAACGGTCGTCCTCAATGGCCGCCACTTGATAAACCTCAGGCATCAAGGGCATTAAACGCCCCGCTTCACGCTCAAGCATGCAGAACTCAAGCCAATTACGTGTACCATCGCTACACCCATGCTTCATGACAAGGCCGTTAGACAACCGGAATGCACTTGAGTACAGGCCAGCGCCAAGAAACTCACCGTGCTTGGCGTTAGTAAACATTTCTCGCTGTAACATATTATCCCCCATGTTAAAAAAGAACACTCAGAGGGTCACACCTCAGGTATGACCAATTGGTTGTACTTTAGCGCAAGGGCCAGCAAGCCCACCGAGGCACATCGAAGGCGTACTCAGTCTCGCCCACTATGAGCTTAAACAATTGCATCACCCACAGATGCAGCAGCCTGTTCAGCAGTCATGACGGTGGCAGGCACTTTTTCAGCCTTGATGTCAGCCACAGCAGCCACAGCCACCAGCTTGGAATGGTCAATACCCGCAGCAGCAGCCTTCTTGAGCAACGACATCACAGCTTGTTGGAAGTCGAAAGCCTTAGCCGTAGCTTTGGCCTTGTCATCCGCAAAGTCAAACCAAGGCTTAGCCGTAGCAGCCTCAATGTCAGTCTTCTTGGACTTGTCATAAGCCAATGGCATTGCCTCCATTGTCTTCTTGTTTGTGTTCTTCGACACTTTGCCGAAAGAGAAAGCCCACTCAGCAAACGCTTGATGCTGAGTCTTGATGAGCGCATCGTACAGATTGTTCAAGGGCGTAACATCCCCGTGCTGTTCGATGTGCATCAAGCAAACCAAGCCGAGAGCTTGAATGTCATCACGCACCTTAGCGTTAGACTTCTTGAGCGCAGCAATCTTCTTGTTCAATACTTTCAATTCCATGATTGTTCCTTGTAGAACTAGGAAAGCCCTAGCTATGAACACCCGTATAGTCTCGCCATCATCTGTCGCAAAGTGCGAATAAGTGAGAATACATTTTTCGGAATACAGGTGTTCACAGATAGAGCTTTGTCTATCCTATACGCAGTTAAGCCCTTAGCCTAGTGTATAACCCATGTAACGCTTACAGATACAACTTTTAATCAAATACTGTAAGCCCTACTAGGTATTCTGTGCAAACCTCCACACATAAACCTTACGAGCATAGTGCAACTTTGCCTAGAATCAACTAGACGTAACTGTAACCTTTCAGCCACAGTGTGCGTTCAACCCGTAAGTGATGTGTATGTACACACAATCCACCCCACGTACATCCCTCGGGCATAAGTTGCCATTAGTGGTATATCGGTTCACCACTACACCTATCAACTAGGCACGCAACTATCAAAGCCGTCTTCACAGATAAGCATTATAGCACAACCCTGAGGCATACGCTACTCAACCAATCTATGTGTAGTCATCACGACTACGTTAACTGCATTGTAACACACTTCGCAGTGTATTGCAACTAGTAGTTTTACCTTAGGACTTACTTAGGTCCAAAGCCTTGCGGCATGACTGCATTGTATCACACAATCAACTTACTGTCAACTATCACTTATCAACTAGCCTTACACCCTAGGCCAACTTGTAGCCACTAGCATGTAAGTCTTGCTAATCGATAACTGCATTGTAACACAATTATCTAGGTGTTGTAAACACCGTAGTTCTTACCATCCTGTAAAGCCCTACTAGAGAGCCTTACAGCATGCCGCTATTTCTAGCGTTATCTGCATTATACACTAACTAACCTATCTGTCAACTAGCTACATTGTAACTAGCTTACTTACTCGCTGTAATCAGCAAGTGCTTACGGTAGCCTGCTACCTAACTAGGTGCATTGTAGCATACTTAGCTAACCCTTGTCTACTATGCTCTAGTCTACTAGCTAACCCTTAGGCTAACTACAGCGAAGCTGCAAGGCTTTCCAGTTATGCTCACTGGCAATAGATGCAGGTTCAATAGGCTTAGTCCTTTGGTTTGTATAGGTAGTATAGGTACCGATACCCGCTAGGCTTAACCTAGTGCTGCATTGTAGCACAGTCCAAAGGCCATAAGAGTAAACAGATAGCCCACCCGTACACCTTAAGGCTAAGCCTTGTAATGTGACGCGCTACGCATGCCATGATACACCGTTGCCAATAACCCTATGCTTGCAAGGCCTTCCAATGTGTGCTATACCACGCGCGTCTAATGGGCTACGCGTGCGCGTGAGTGGCAAGGGCCCTAGGGGGAACTGGGGTCGGGGAGAGTTGGAGGTGCCCCCACACAAATGGCTATCAAATTTAGCATTCTGTGTAGGAGCTTGCTCTTAAGCCTTACTCTGCTGCCATACGTTAGCAATAGTGTAAGACCCAATGCACAACGTCTGTAGTTGCACAAAGGCGCTCTGGTCGATCAGCTTAACGTACAAGGCTAGGGCCGAGAGGCCCATGCCAAGCACACTAAGGAGTAGCTTTCGGCTAGCAAACTTAGTGTAGTCCATGCTTACGAGTAAATCTTGTCGCTCAGGCGGGTTTCTACAACCACGCTTCCGCTAGTGATAGCGGCTACACGTACGCGTGCAGTGGAGAAACCAGCAGTGCTTACGCGCCAACCGTTAGTAGGTTGGGCATTGATAGCGGCTGTCTGGGTAATCGGGGCTGTAGAAGTAACGTCGTTGGTTGGACGCATGTTCAGGCCAAGCCAAGGGCTCGTATCGCTGAGGCGACCCTCGGCAATAAGCTGGATGCCTGTTGGAGCTACCGAGCTAAACACACCAAACACAAGGCTGGCTGTATCACCGACTTCTACTTGGTGTGCTGCGTTAAGCGCGTTAAGGCTAGCACTGCGGGCATAGGGCCTGCGTACTGCTGCTGATGGGTAGGTCATTATTGTTTAGCCCACTCTCGCAGGCTTCTCTTGTCTATGTTGCATTTGGCTAGGTCACCCTTAGCCTCTAGGTAGGCAGATGCTAACTGTCCGTTAGTCTTAATCTCGCTTACAGTCTCCGTACAGTCGGCCAGCAGGTCAGCGGGCGGCAACTCTCGGACATATTTAATCGTGCTTGAACACCCCGGCAGAGCCACCAGAAGGGCCGCCAAGGCTATTTTGCACATCAGGTGGGACATCGGTATCACTCCAAGATTTATTCGCCTGTAGGGCCTCTGATAGGCTCCGTTGGGCATGGGCCAATTTGCGGGCCTGTGAGGCGATTTGAGCCTGTCGGGCTACCAGCACCTTCCGGTCCTGTTCTTCGCGCTCCACGGCCCGTTCTACGGCGGCTGTGAGGGTTTTGTTCTGGTCTGCTAGGGCGGCTTGTCGCTGCCACAGGCCGTATGTGGTGCCACCGAGGGCTAACACTAGGGCCGCTAGCACTAAGGTAACGTATCTCATATCACTACTCCGTGCTTAGCGAGGCGCTTAGCTTGACGCTTGAAGAACTTACCGTGGTTAACAGGTAGGCCCCGCTGATGTTGAAGCTGGTGTACCATTTCATGAGCAAGCGTATTGATGATGTCGGCCCTAGTCTTACACCGAGAGTCGATGTGTAGGCTAGGGTCAGCAGTATCATAGTCGTAGTAGCCCATTACTGGGCCACCCATGTCAATACTCTTGCCGCATGTTAGCGGTACGCGCTTAAGCTCCCGGCTAAACAAGGCGGTGTTAAGCCTGCCATGCCAGTAGCTAAGCAGAGCAGGGGTCAAAGCTACACGCTCTGAGCCACGCTGCTTTAAATGCAAAGCTACTAGCATTAATTAGCCTACACGGTGCCAAGTGGTGTTGGCAGCACGGTAACGGTAGCGGGCAAAGCTACCGGCGGAAACGCCAAGGGCAGCACCAGTAACAAGAGTACGACCGTTACCAGCCAAGGTGATGGCAGTGTAGGCAGTCTCCAAAGTGATAACCAGCTCCTCACCGTCGTACACGGTAGCAGGGAAGGTCAAGGTGATGGTACCAGAACCAGCCAAGATAGCCACATCAGTAAAGTCGGGAATAGTGTAGTTGGCGGTACCCGTGTTGCGGTCTTCACGAGGAATGACAGCAGCAGGCAAGAAGATGGACATGACACCGGCTTGTACCTTGTACAGCACACGGTTGTCAGTGCTCAGCGCGTACACCTTGTCGGGGAAAGCCAACAGGTCAGGGCGGGAGCCGTTGTTAGCACCGGTCACTTCGGCGGCAGTGATCTGGGGCAGCAAGCTGGGGGCCATGTAGATTTGGCCAGAGAGGTTACCAACAGGTTTGAAAGACATAGGAATCCTTAATAGAAATAGTTTGGTCGGCGTGGCATTACGCTAACCGGGTTTAACACGGGAATGTTGTGGAAGTTGTAGCTAACCTTATAGTTGCCTGTAGGACAACCACTCTCCCACTCTTTGCGCTCGTCAGCCCTGCGTTTAACAAGACCGGGTAGCTGTTGGCCACCGGCGTAAGTCCACTTACTGAACTCTTTACCAGCACCCCAACAGTCAAACGCATTGATTTTCTTGAGTAAGGTGGACTTAGCAAAGCTAGTCTCACCGACATTGAACACAAAGCTAGTAAGCGCATCGAACTGGCGCTGAGTCACCGGAGTCTTTACTAGGCGACGCACAGCAGCTTCCGCATGCTTAGCATCTTGTTTTAGCAACTCCGCGCATTCTTCGTCAGTCTTAACCTGTCCGAGCTTTGCTGTCTTTGTGTGCCCTGCACATACTGTGACAATGCCCACTGGGTCAACGTAGGCTACCCTACGCATGCCCTCATGGGCTACAATACCGGCAGCGCCTAGCGCACTGAGCGATAAGACTGCTGCCGCTAGACGTTGCTTAATCATTTCTTCTTGTCCTTATTCCGTCGATAGCCCTCGGGGCCATACGAGAAATCGCCTTGGCTCATGGTGGGCTGAGCTTCATCAGATGGTTTCTGGGTGGGCTCAGCAGGCATGGCCTTCTCTTCGCGGTCTTTGTTTACCTTCTTGAGGAAACCGCCAAAGTTGAAGATGTCAGCCATTACACGATAGAGTTAGTCACGGCAGTTGCGCCGAAGCTAGCCGCTTGGTTGGTGGAAATATCCTGCAACCGGTCAACGACAGCACCGGGCTGTGTGTACGCTACGTTGACAGCACCAGCAGTAAAGGGCGCGTTAACGTCAAGGTGTACAAACGGGCCGTCAATCGTGACCTTAGTAACGGTACGCACCTGACCAGTAACGGCGAAGGCGGTAACTGCTGGCAAGTGAGTCTTGTCCAGACCCTCGCTGTATGTCAGCGTCAAACGTAGAGGGTTGCTAGGGCTGATAGAGCGAGCCACAATAACAGGCACTACTGTTTCCAGAAGTGTATTCATTGTTGCTGAGCAAGCATCAAAGAAATCTTTGAGGCCTTTAGCGTTGCGTGACTTGCCAGCGTTAGCAGCAATACCGGCGTTAACCTGTACAGCGCTGATGGCCTTAGCCGCTTCAATACGAATGCGGGTGCCGTTAGACAGCAGGCCAGCAGAGGGGAGATCATTTACACGCATGGTAATCCTTATCTACGTCGCTTGAGCATACTAGAACCTCTAGCGACTGGGGTTTTATAACGGCCGTAGCCGAGTGGGTCAGCCATAGCTTCGGCGTGAGCCTTAGCCATCATGGCAGCGATTTGCTTGTTTTGGTCGAGGGCAAGCGCCTCGGTGAAATGCCGTACCAACCCTTCTACAGCATCTAGCCTATCGTCATGAATGAGCGCATTGCGCGTCATGCTGATCTTAGCTAGCTGGTAGAAGAAGCTATACGTTAGACGTAAGTTAGGTGCATACGTCATCGACGTGTCAACGTCGTGTGTTACAGCAGCTTCGGTGACAATCAACGCGCCTCGGCCCATCACTGGTTCCAAGGTGTTGATAATCCGTGCTTCTTTCTGGCCGGTAACGAGGTCATCGTCAATACCCGCGCCGGGGAGGTGCTTACGCAGGATAGGCGTAAACACAGCTCGGAAAGCACCGAAGCCCATGTTCTTTTCAATCTTCACTACGCTAGGCGCAAAGGGCTTGAGGCGCTGAGCTAGTAGTTCTAGCTTAGCTTCCTCGTACCCACCGGGGATACCGCCAACTGCAAGTAGGTATACGTTTCCGTTAAGGAAGCCGCCCACTGCATAGGCTGTCTCGTCGGCATTAGCGCCGCCGCCTGCTGGGTCGATGTACGCAACTACGCTTTGTAGCTGTGCCACCTCTTCGCTAATGGTGTGGGGAATGCTCAGCTTAAACGCAAACTCATGCGCAGCGTAGTCCCTCAGCTTGTCAGCGGTCATGCCCCGAACTACTGCCAGCGGGAATGTCTTACCCGTGTTGCTCAGTACCACAATGCGTTCCGGCTTGAGCGGGAACTTCATTGCGTCC